GCCGTCCACCAGGATGCTCCGAGCGCGCGCTTCGAGGTCACTGTCCGGGCCGATGAAGCACTTCACGCCGCCGTACATGGCGAATGGTGCTCCGAGACCAGCCTGGTTCGTGATGCCGACAGCGGTCTTGTCGGGTGCGACGACCTCGCCGTAGCAGAGGCCAGGAGCCCCCACCGGGAAGGTACAACCGTCCGACATATACACGACGGTTTCGGCCGCGCCAACCCGCGCTTCCTCCACCCACGTCGCCACCTGGCGGATGCCACCGAGCCGTGCCGGGCGAGCCGGGGCGGCGACGGTAAGTGCAAGTGCCATGTGCCCACTCCCTTCTCGTTGTTTCCTGGGGGGCGGGGGCTACCTGCCGCCCCCCAAGAACTCGACTTACGGGATGGTGACGCCGGTACCTGCGCCGACTGCCGGGTATCCGCTCGATCCCTTGACGTTCAGGGCGATCGCAACCTGCACCGCGGTGCCTCCGACGTTGGCGACTGCCATGCCTTCCTCGAAGAATGCGGCGGTGTAGTTGTTCTGCTTGACTCCGGTGCTGTCGTAGATCGCATCCAGGTCGATCACGTCGGCGGTGAGCCGGACGAACGCACCGGCCGGGTACAGCACCGCGTTCAGCGTGGTCGGGAACGCCGTCCACGTGCCGGAGGCCGTGGAGTCGAAGTTCTGGAAGTCGTACACGTACTGCACGGACAGGTGACGAACCGAGAAGAACGAGTTCAGTTCGGCATCCGAGACAGCCAGGTGGTTGACGCCGTTACGACGGCTCAGGTCTGCGCGAAGAACTTCCTTCGCCCACACCGGCAGGATGACCTCGATCGTGGTGTCCGGGTTCATCAGGTAGGTGTAGCGCAGGCGCAGAGCCTGGATCACCAGGGCGTCGAGCACGTCCGACGTGGTAGCGCCGTTGGCGGCACCGACCTCGACGTGGTTGATCGCGGCACCCGCGGCCGTGACGATCCGGGAAATCGTCGACGCGTTGATGCGACGACGCTGACCGATGAGTGCCAGTTCGAGCACACGACGGATCAGTTCCGGGTAGGCGGCGTTCGTGAGGATACCGGCCGTGATGCAGAAGCCGACTGCATCGAGGCGGACCTCAGTGAAGGGCGGGCAGACCACGGCATAGCAGGGCTTTGCGGTGTCCGCGATCGCCTGTGCCTCTGTCTGGATGAAGCCGAAGTTCGCGTTGCCGTACAGCGTTGCGAAGTCCGGACCCTTGGTGAAGTTGATACCACCGCGCCGGGCGACGACCTCGGGGATCGAGAGAAGTCCGGCGTTGCCGTCCTCCAGACGAAGGAACGAGTCGTACCAGATTTCGGACGGGGCACACCAGCCACCGGCCGCGACGAGCGATCCGCCGGGGAGACGGTGCTCACGCGCCGCCGCCAGGATGGTCTCCATCTGCTGGTCGAGCGGCTGGTCCATGCCGGTCTCGAACTCAGTCTCCGGCTTCTTGATCTTCGCGACGCCGAAGTGCTGAGCGGACTCACTCATCTGGTAGATACCAGTGGGCAGGCCCTCTTCGTTGCGGCTACCGAAGGAACGTGCGCGCGAGACGAACGCCTCGGCCATGGCCTGGAAGCCGTCGAGTTCTGCGCCCGAGGCATAGCCGGGGACATTGGCCGCGGCGATGATCGTCGGCATCGGAGCCGAGTTGTCGATCACCACATCGGGAGCCTTGGACTGCGCGATAGCGACAGTCCGGCGGGGCGGGTTCTTCGGTGCCGGTGCCGAGGCCACGACGACCTCCTTCTTGGTGTCGGCCTCTGCGCCCTCATCAGACTCTTCGGCGGCTTCTTCGGATTCCGCGGCATCCTCGGCGTCGCCCTCTTCGGGCTCTTCGGGTGCAGGGTCTTTGCTGGTCGCATCGCGGAGCGCGGCGATCTTCGCGGCACGCTCGGCGTCGACGGCTTCGCGGGACGCGACCTCGGCGTCGATTTCTGCGGATGCCGCCATGAGTTCCTCGGCCTGAGCGATCTTCTCGTCAGTGAGGTCGGCGTCGTCTGCGGCCATAATGGCCTGTGCGTCTGCGATTGCCTCCGCGCTCAGCGCGCGAAGAGCGTCGAGTTCCAGACCCTCGAAGGTCTCGGGCTTCTCGAACATGGGATTTCACTCCTTGGACGGTAGGTGAACGTGAATGACGGCTACGCCTTCAACGCCCCCGTCTACGACAGGAGTGAGTCAAGAGATTTCTACCACAGGACCGGGCAGAAAGTCGTACTTTTTCGGGCTACAACAGAACGTCGAAGAGCAGAATCACCTGCGCCACGGCATACACCAGACCCCCGATCACCATGATGATCGCACTGTACGGCCGGGTGAACAAGTGCAGGACTGCCCCCACGATGAAGATGAGCAGGCCGATGATCGCGAGGATCGTCAGGAACAGAATCATGTCGTCTGCACCCGATACGCGCCACCTACACGGTGCTGTGCCGCGATCGCTTCGACCTCACTCTTGTAGGTCTTCTGCTCTCCAGTCGGCGCAGTGTGCACGTAGGTCTGCTGGACCTGGTTCTCCCGATTGGTGCTTCCGCATCCGCAAGCCATGATTACCCCTTGATCTTCTGACGGAGGGACTCGATGCGCTTCTGGCGCAGGGCGTCCCGGATCGGTGCCGACTTTTCGGCACGCTTCTCGGCGTGGCGGTACTCGGTGACCGAGACCCGCACGATGCTGGCGATGTCCTCGGCACTGAGCCCCATCACGGGCGGAACGTAGGGACCGGTCTGATCGGGCATCACGATTCCGGCGGCAATCAACGCCGTCTGCACACCGTTCGCGGATGCCGCGAGAGCGTGCGGAATCGGCAGACCCGGCACGTTCACGACCAGACCGGCGACCATTTCCAGGCTCCCGCCGATCGTGCGCCAGTCACCGGAAATCCGGCCGGACGCGCGCAGGGCGTGACGCTGTTCATCGGTGATGCTGGGGCGAAGCACGCCGGAGAACCAGATGCCGAACTCGTCCTCCCCGACCGCCACGTCCGCGACGGCGGCACCGGTGTTGTCGTAGTGCGCCGCGGCCACCCGAGGCGACGCCTTCAACGAGGCGTGCCCGGTGTCCATGGTGATCTGGCCGACCCGGACCTCGCCCCGGTCGGTGTCCACCACGCCGGTCGCGTAGTACCAGTAGTCCGTGTTCGAGGACGGAGCCTCGGTGCACAGTCCGCTGATCCCGATGTGGCAGACGCCCCACTGAGCCATGTAGCCGTAGACGTGATCATCCTCAACGATCACACCGACGCGCGGGTCAGCGAGTTCCTGCCGCTCGAACATGTTGTGATCGAAGATGTACGCAGACGAGGCCACAATCGTGAAGATCGGAGCCGGAGTGGCTGACGCGACAATGGCATGCCCGCGCACGAGTCTGCGGTGCGTCGAAGGCCAGAAGCCCAACGCCTCCTTATGCATGTTCGCGCACGTACCCGCCAGCCACTCCGGGTTCTTCACGTACTTCGCCAACTGGCGGCGGCACCGGTTGAAATCGCCCGGCTGACCCCAGCGAATCTTCGCGGCCCCCCTCCCCTTCGTCCAGTAGCGGCGGATACGTGAAGTCGGAACGGGGTGCGTGATCCAGCCGGGACCGTCCTTGGTTCCCGGCGCAAACGCAGAGGCGATGATCATGTCCAGATGCTCATCAACGTAGGCGTTCTGCTCGTCCGGAGTCATGGCGTTGTACGCCTCGAACTCCTCCGGGCTCATTTCGGACAGGTCGATCACGTCTGCGCCCCAGCCTTCGGGGATCAGGTCGGCGTGACCGAGCGCACGAGCGCGCTTCTTGATGTGCGCCTTGGCGGCCGCCGGGTCGGAGGCCCGGCCGATCGCCTGGATCGCATTCTTCAAGTCCTCCAGATCAGCGATCGGGAACGAGCCGTCCGGAAGCGCGGTACCCGCTTTCGCCATACGCTTCCGGGCGGCGGCGTCGTAGACCCGGAAGGAATCACCGAGAGGGTGAGTCATTGCGTCGATGAGTTCTTCCGTGAACGCGTCATAAGACAGTTCGATGTCCGGATTTTCCTCATCCTCTTCGGGTCCACGTTCACACCCACATGCGGCCAGGGCTTCCTTCGCCTCGTCCGGCAGGTCTTCCAGGAACTCGTGTCCGAGTGCGATGAACGCCTCCTGGAACGCCGGGATCGGAACGATCGTGACTCCGGCGATCCGGGCGTCGGCGAACTCCACGAAGTCCGGGTCCATCCCCTCGGACATTTCGCCCAGCGTCACGTTGTCCACGTCGACGGAGACACCGCGGACAGTGCCGTCGATGATGCCCTCGACCACTTCGGCGGAACGCTCCCGGCCGGTCATCAGCGCGCCACGGAAGCGCATCACGTTGCCGACCCGCTCAATCTCGTCGATCCGGCCCACCGTCACCGCGTTCAGGTGACCCTCGGCACTCATCACCTGATAGGCGATCGGGAGCGGCAGATCGCGGTGAGTGAGAGCCCCTTCCGCGAACTGCCGCCCATCCCCCGTAGGCACGCCTTCCGGCGCAAGCACTCCGTGGACCGGAATCTCGGTGATTTCCTCTTCGTCCTCTTCGAGGGTGTCGTCGGGGATCGTGTCGATCGCCTGGGTGTCTTCGTCCTCAATGGCGAAAGTTGTCGGGCTCACGCTGGCTACCCCTCTCTGCTCTGCCGGTTGCATGATGCACCGGCAGTTGATCCAGACTTCGGCCGGTCCCGCCGGGTCACCGGGGAACCGGAGTTCGTATCCATCTACGTTGAAGGGTGCCGTAATCGGACGCACCTGTCCATCGGCAAGCGCGTGCGAGTCCCGCACCGACCGGTCGTGCATGCTGGTCCACCGCTTCGAGCGGGTGCCACGGGCACCGGCCCCCTGCCAGGTGGCGGCGTTCACCGTGAACGTACCGAGCCACCGGGTAAGCCGTTCGACTTGACTCTCTTCGATCATGCCCATGGGCTGATCTGTGTTCTTCAACGCCTTGGCCAGGTCCTTGCGGAATCGAGCCAGGAACCGATCCGGATCGGCGGACGGAGCCTCGGCCTCGAACTCCTCCAGCCAGATCACGGATGCCGCGTCGAGGAGTTCCTCGTCCCAGCGGGCGTAGCCGTTCATGTACCGCCGGAGTGCCTGAGCAACCTCGGCACGAAGTTCATCGTCCACCTTCGTGAATCTCACGCTTCGGCGGGCGGCGAACTCCTCGGGAGTCACGGCTCCTCCAGGACAAACTGCTGGAATGCGTAACTGTCATGCGGCCGGTTGGTGTCGATCAGGTGCCGGACGTAACGGTCCATCGTTTCCGCCGGAATCGAGATAGGCGGCAGAGAGCCCAGACAGGTCCAGGCATCCATCAGTACGTCATCGACCTGCTCCGGCGTCAACCTCTGGGTGAACCGATAGAGCGTATGCGTCGGCATGTTCTCTGCGCCGAGCGAGAGGTTCTCCTTGTACTTGCTCTTGATCCGGTTCCCGGCCCGTTCGAGCGCACGGAACACGATGACCTCGGCAATCGCGGCCTCCTCGGAGCGACGGTGCTTGCGCGCGTCCGGGTCCGGCGGCTGACGGTCTGCCTCAATCTCTTCGTGGGCGGGCTGAGGGTGCGTGTTCTCCTGCACCCGGATCGCTTCCAGCGGCAGAGCGACGCCGAGAACGGCGAGAGCGGCGGCGACCAGTTCCGGAGTGGTCTGCCCTCCGGCGACCTTGCGCGTGTAGAAGTCCCGACGCTGGATATCGTTCATCATGTCGCTGGGCTGGAAGCCGGTTTCAGTGACCACGGCCTCGTCGGTGAGCAGGCCCATACCGTGCAGTTCGATCGCTTCCTTCGAGCGATCCGGCCGGAGACGCATCATCGCGGTGTCCGCCACGAACTGATACTCACGGATTTCCTCGGCCTCCATCCCGGTGGCTTCCAGGTACGGCCAGAGATAACCCTCGGTCAGCGATGACACGATGATCTGGAGAAGCGGCTCAGTGTGCGCCTTGATTGACGCATCCTCGATCTGCCATGCGCCCCAGTGGTTGACCTCGCCGGTTCCGGTGAGTACCTCCGGCGGCATATCCATGCCCAGGGCCAGACGGCGGATCGCTTCCTTGCGGAGTTCGATCGCCTGCTCGTCGAGCGGTGTGGAGAAGGTCAGGTGCCGCACCTTGTCGAGATACTCACCGTTCGCCTGGAGCAGGATCGGCACCAGGGCTGAGGCGTCCTCGCGGTTCTTGATCGCCGTCATCATGGTCTGCATGAGTTCGTCCAGGAACGGGTCGAGCGCGAGATTCTGCTGACTGTCCTCCGCCCCCTCCTTGGTCACGGCCGATGTGGTGGCGAACGAAATGTTGTCCGGCAGGAGCAGGATGCCCGCACCAGCCAGACGAGAGTCGATCTGCGCGGCGACGTGTTTGGTCAGGCCGTCGATTTCACTGAGCACCGGGAGCACCGCGCGGGCCGGAGAGTCCGGCGAGTTGTTCGCGCGCGGGTGCGGCCGCCAGAGCCGGATCACCAGCGGGTTGTCGATTTCCTTCTTGCCGATCTTCCAGTTGTCGCCGGTCTTGGAGAGTTCGGATGCCGCGACCACGAACCAGGCGTCGTCCGGCTTCTCGCCGCCGTCTTCGCCGACGATGTAGCCCTCTCCCGCGACGGTGAACTGAATGCCCAACTGTCGGAACATCTCGGTCTGACCCTCGGGTCCGCCGAACAGTGAGTTCAGGGCGTCGAAGGCATCGCCCTTCTCCAGCCGCGTGCCGTTCTGCGCGACGTGCAACTTCGCGCGGGAGAGAACGTTCCCGACCCAGGCACAGGCGAACCGGAATTCGCCGATCAGGTCGTACCACATCCAGGCGCGGTCCTGCCAACCGCGGTCGGTCTTCGGCTTCCCTTCGCCGATCTTCCCCGGCACGGACACCTGCTTCGCCGACGCGACGACCGCGTTGCCTTGCGGCATCCGAACCACACGCGACTCATACTGCGATACGCGAGGCATGGCTCTCCCTACTCTTTCGGCTCATCGCGGACGATCAGCATGGTCGCGAGGTAGGACAGCGCCAAGCCACCCCAGAAAATCCACCAGGTCCAGAGGAAGAAAACGTGTACTGCGGTAAGCAGAAACCAGCCGATACACACCAAGGCCACCCAGAAGGACAGGCACCACCAACAGTGGAACAACTTTGCCCAGGGTCCGTCTTTGGTCCAGGTGCTCCACTTGATCCTCCACCACACGAACGGCGGGAAGTCATCGTGCACGATCGCGCGGGTCAGTCGAGCGACCCCCACAATCGCGACGATGATCGCGATGAAGATGATCCAGTGATCGTCTATGGTTATGGCGATCACGCGGACCTCCGGTTCCAACCCTCATCATCGTCCCTGCGGCGAATCGTACCGCCGCGGGCACTCCGAATGCGACCGATGCTCGTGCTGCTGATCAGTTCGTCTAAAGCCCAGACCAGAGCGTCAACCCGGTTCGGGCTGGGGCCGGTGCCGGGAATCCAGGTCAGCATCTCTGTTTCGAGTTCCACCAGGTTGTTCCAGTGGAACACCCGGCTCTGCTCGTAGAGGCCCACGATCGGCTCCGCGCGCAACTGCTTGGAGCGCATCGCCTGCTTCACGATGATGCGCGGATTCAGCCCCATCGCCTCGGCTTCGGTCTCGATCACCTTGCGCACCATGTCGCCGCCGAAGTTCTTCTCGGCCACGATCGCGTCGGCATCCAGGTCCCGATAGATCGACAGCGCCATGCGCGCCCAGCCCTGCGGCGAGTACTTGCCGGATGCATCTCTTAATACATGTCCGAAGCGACCCTGCCGTCCGGCGGCCACGATGCCGGTCTCGTCACTGCGCTTGTTCTGCGATCCGGCCGGGTCGATCGCCACCACGATGCGGTCCATCTCCGGCGGCTCCTTGCCACTGCGCTGGAGGTATTCCTCCTGCCAGAGGGCTCCCTCGACATCGAGCAGGAGTTCGCCGTACAACTCCTGGCGGCCCTTCCGGGTTCCCTCGAACTGGGCGACGACCTCTTCGCGGAAGTTCGGCGCGAGGTTATCCAGATTCGCGTAGGTGGAGACTCGGACCACGCGGGTCTTCTCGCGGGACTGAATGTCGCGCACCCACTTGGTCGGAAGCGGGGTCGAGGTCAACACCACGTGCGGACGCGCCCCGATCCGGAGACCGAACATCAGGTTCGACCAGACTTCCTCGACGTTCGGGTAGTGCGCGGGTTCGTCGAGCCAGGCGAAGCCATGGTTCGGGCCACGGAGACGGTCAGGTTCTTCAGCGCTGAAGGTGGTGGCGATGCATCCGTTGGCGAACGTGATGCGCCGCTTCGAGGGCTCCCACTTCACCCCTTCGCCCGCCACCGAGCAGACGTAGATCAGCCCGGACTCACCCTCGATCATCGTGTCGCGCACGTCCGCGCCGGTCGGAGCGATCAATGCCATGCGCCCGACGCGCTCGCTCATCCGCCGCGCGTACTCGGCACCTGTCCGGGTCTTCCCGGAACCGCGCCCGCCGCTCAGGAACCACGTGAACCAGTCCGATCCCGGCGGCGGCCACTGGTCACCGCGGGCGTGCGGGTAGGGATAGCCCTTGTGGGCCTTCCCGTCGCAGTCCCGACCGGGATATGCGCAGTACCAGGCCCGACGACGCCCATGAACCAGGTCTTCAACCATGTTCGCGGCCTGAGCACGGGCCTCCGGGCTCCAGCCCTCGGCCATGGACTTGATATCGGCCGGTGAGAGGGGTTGCAGGCCCTGATCGTCGTCATCGTCCCCCGGATCGCCCACGAACGGCGGTGCTTTGGTCATCTCAGCCTCACGATCTGCCATTCGCCGTGTCCGCGCCCCCGGAGACGGCTCTTGGCGTACCCACCCATCACTAAATCGCTGATCGGAGGCTCTTTTTCGGTGATTTCTTGCCACAGGACCTCGCCCTGGGAGTCGAACACCGCGAAAGCGAGAGCCGCACGGCCGACATACTCCCGTGTGGTCATCCGGCGGTTGTATGCGGCATCCTCTATCTCCGAAAACGCGCTCGGGAAGGTGGTGAATCGGCTCTGGAGCCGCTTCTCCGGCATCTGCTCCGCGATTGCCTCACGGATTTCCGCTCTTATGACCACTCTCCGGTCTCCGGGTCCTCGTGCATTTCGATGTCCTCGAACGGATCACCCTCGATCGGAGGCGTGGTGCCGTTGAACATCGCGACCGCGGCCACCCACTGGTCCAGTTCGTCCTTGCTGGGCAGGCCCAACTGCACATTGATCGGGGCATCCAGGCCGAGCAGGCGTGCCTTCCGGTCCACGACCATCATCGCGGCGCGCAGGAAGGACAACTGCTGTTCATCCTGCTTGTCCAGGGCACGATCGACGACCGCACGGAGGAAAGCGTCCAGTTGCAGGGAGACCCGAGCCCTCTGCTTGGTCTTGTCCTCGGTGTCATCCAGGGAATCGGCCAGCACCCGCTCCACGGCCATGCGCGCAGTCGGGATGGAGACCCCGAACTCGTCGGCAATGTCCGGATAGTTTGCCCCGCGGGTCCACAGCGCCATGATCCCGCGCGCCATGACCTCGCTCATCGTCTCGGCGTCGCGGACATCCTTCACGGTGCCGATCCGCTTCTGGATACGCCTAATAGAGAGGTCCTCCGGGAGACGTTCAAGTTCGTCCCCGGAGTCGCGCGCGGCATCGGTCATAGTTTTTCCAAAGTTTTGCGGAACCCTACACAGCAGGGTACTCGGGAAAGTACTACTTTCTGAGGGACAGAATGGTTCCGTGGTACAATTCAGGTATGGTGAGACCCCCTATCGGACCCGTGACGATGACGTACACGGTCAAGTTCCGGCTCTCGGATGCCGATATGGAGGACCTGAAAGCGATCGCAGGGGGAGCCTCGCTCTCCGAGGCCCTGCGTCGGCTGATCAAGGACGAAAAGAAGCGGATGAAGCGGAAGCCCGCATGACCAAGGAAGAGGCCGCGACCGTGATCATCCAGGCGCTCCTGCGTGGGCAGACCCTGGCGGTTCCGCTCAGTCAGGTGCGGGACATCGACGACGGCCAGATCATGGTCACCATCGAGGGCGAGGATTTCCTGCTCTCGGTCGAGGAGTGGTGATGAGCGCCGATCCCATTCAGGTTGAACTCTGGTACCCCCGCGTCGAGGGCAACGCCGACCGCATCGTCGTCGGGCTGATGGATGTGCGCGCGGCCAGCGACATCACCGTGACCTACGACTTCGACCGCGACGGTTGGGTGATCCTGCAAGACGAGTGCACCGATAAGAACGGCTACCTCGAAACCGTCCGTGAGAACGTCGAGGTCGCGTTCATCCCGGCATGGAGGATGGAAGATGAGCGCCACGATGACAGTGAGTGAGTGGCTCCGCGCCAACGACCTCCGCCTGGTGCACCCCGGCCACGGACACAACGACGGTGAGATGCCGGTGATGTTCTCCGAGATGGAGCGCCTGGATCGGGAGTACGTGATTTACTCGGTGGTCGACCTGGACGCATAGGCGGCGTTCAGTCTCGTCACCGCGCGGGCAGACTCGCGGACATCGGTGAACGGGATCGGGTGCTCGCGGATCAGGGTGATCCGTGCGCCCTCCCACCACATCGACGGGTCACCCTGTTCCGGAATCTCGTCGACCAGGGCCACCCAGTACAGCCCACCGCGGGTGTAGTTCGTCCAAGTCCTCATCACCACTCCGGCTGACGGAATTCGCCCGTCCGCTTCAACTCGTTCAACTCCACCCAGGCGTTGTCGTCCCCATCCGGGGTCTGGAGCAGGTAGAACAGCACGCCGACGCTGTTCATGCAGATGTTCGTGTCGATCGGGTCGTAGATCATCTGCTCACCCGTCTGTACCTGTCGTTCAGGGTGAACTCCGAGACCCGGCTGACATTCCCCACCGCATCCGGGTTCTTCGGGTGAGCCACCGTCTCGACCAGCCACTCCGGACCATCGTCGGTGGCGATCGGTACCGCCGGACCCAGCACCTTCACGACGCGACCTTCGTCACGCTCGTCCTCAGACTCGAAGCGGTCGCCCGCCTGTACTCCCTTGTCGGTCATGACTGCCCCTTTCGTGGGACAGAATAGCAGGTCGCCAGAACAGTTCTCCTGCCGCTACCATTTGTGGTATGCACAAGGGTTCCACCGGCGGCTCTCTCGGGGGCACCGAGCGCTCGGCATCGCGGATGAAGCGGGATGCCGCTCGTCGTCGTGCCGAAGACCGCGCGTTCGCGGCGAAGAACTCGGCCGTGACCGTCCGGTACGCGTGCATCTGCCCGAGAGAGGGTTGCAAGGCGCACGACTAGATGTACTCTGGGCGTGCACCGCATCTAGAGCGCGGGAGCCGCAGAGGACCAGTCCCTGTCGATGATGACCGTCGTGAGACGCGAGTCCAGGAACTGAAAGGCCCCTCGCGCACACGGGTCAGAGCCGGGATACCCTCCCTGTGGGAACAGGCCCCCACCGTAAGTCCAACCGACCAGCCACCGACCGGATACTGCGTCGATCAGAGCGGCAGGACAACCGCGGGCTGATCAAGAGCGGTGGATGCCGTCGATTTTCGACGAGGGCGCGTGTCGGGGTTCGTCTGACGGAAACGCCACACTCACGAAGGGGACCGCCTCCGGGCGGTCCTTCCGTGTGCCCCGAAAAGTACTACTTTCTGTTCCGTGGGACATAACGTCCCAGGGAGGAACGCGTATGTCATGACGGAGAGCGTTGCCGAACAGCGTGCGCGGGTAGGCTCCACGCCCCTAGTCTGGTAGACTTGACGTAGCGGCAACGGGGCCGGGACTTACGAAAAAGTTCTACTTTTTCTTATCTTGACCCTCCGCGCCCGAATTTCTGTCCCAATCCTGGGGGAGAACTCTATCTACCGAAAGGATGCACGCACAAAGAGCCCAAAAAATGGGTTACTCGGAGACCCCAAAAACTCCGCCCAGTCGCTAGGGAGAACTCTCTCTAGAACATGGAAAGTACAACTTTCCATAAGCACTCGATGGATGATCAAGCGACCGCATCCCCCGTGAATCCGCTGTCCTCGGACCCGGAATCCGGCTGGATCAACCGCTCATCTATCGTGACTCGGATACGGGTTGACTAGGTAGTCCACTCCCTGAACCGTCATGGCGAAAGCCTGGCAGAACAGGAGCCTATCATGGCTAAGACTACCGCTGTTACTCACACCCGTTCGATCGAAGAGATCGTCGAGGAATTCGCGCTCGTCACGGATTCCGGCACGCTTCGACTCCACCAGTCCCGACTCGCATACGAGTTCATCGGGAGCACTGAGGGAGCCGAGGCCGCCGAACTCCGGGACGTGTTCCGCAAGGAGGCCAACGCGGCACTCCAGCGGCACCACGAGCCCATCCTCAGCGAGCCCGGTGTCACCAACCTGGTGAACACCTGGAAGTACCTCCTTCGCGCGAACGTGGACACCAACGACCAGACGAACGAGCGGGCTGGGGACATCGCGAAAGCGGCGTTCAACTTCGCCTCTCAGTCGTTCCGGAAGAAGGAAGAGAACTACGTCATCCCCGCGATCGAAGCGATCCTCAACGGTGCCGACCCGGTGAAGGTCTTCGTGGACCAGAAGAATCTCCTTCTGGCCGACAAGAAGGCCGACAACGAGAAGAAGGCCGCCGAGCGCAAGCGCAAGGAAGAGGAGGCCGACAAGGCCATTACCTTCGATTCGCTCGTCGCGATGCTCCAGACGGTCTCCCCGGAGAACGTCGGGAAGTACACGCCCGAGCAGAAGTCCACCGTCCGCGACCTGCTGGCCAACCTGGCCACGCTGGTCGCCTAACACCCATCACCCTGGGAGTGGACTATCTAGCCAGCCCGTATCCGCGGATTCAGTCACTTGATAGCGGCATGCCTCCATCCAGAAAGTTGAACTTTCTGAGAATCGAGGAACAACATGAACGAAGAAGAGATTGCGGCGTTGCCCACGGCAACGCACGAAGAATCCGTCCGTGATCACCGTCATGGAATGCGTTTCCTCCAGTGCACGTCACTGAACGGGGGCGGCATCATCGTACGGTGTTTCGGATGCTTCGAAGCGCACTTCATCCCTGGCAATGACTGACGACATCACCGATTGGTTGCTTGCGCAACTTGACCACCAATAATTGGCGTGCCGCGATCTGGTGACTGAATCCATGCCAAGCCGAACCCTGCCGAGGGTCCGGCTTATTGGCGTTTCCGCCGGGAAAAAGTTGTACTTTCTCGCGCGCGGAACGCACCACCACCACCAAAAAGTACAACTTTCCGAGAGAGAGACACCGAAGATGACCACCTGCCAGTGGTGTGCCGACCACGAAGAGCACACCATCGACGACTGCCCCGAGGCCATGGCCGAACTCGCCTGTGCCTGACACCAAAAAGTACGACTTTCTGAGAGAGAGACAACGACGATGATGACCGAACTCGTGGTGCACCAATACACCAACGCGCTCGACTCCGAACTGATCGAGACGCACATCTTCCCGGATGCCGATGCCTTCCAGGCGTGGCTCGACTCACAGGAGACAACTGTCTTCCTGGAATTCCAACCGCGTGACGAGGTTCTCAACACGCGAGTGAAGACGATCCTCTGGGATCGTCTACACGACCGACCTGCCGACGTGTTCACGCCGCCGGAGGACACCTATCCGCGGACGATCGTCCCATAGCGGACACCGTGAGAGTAGGACTTTCTCCGGCAGAAAGTTCTACTTTCTCGGTTGCCGACCGGCACCGAACCAAGAGAGAGAAGGAACAACATGCATTGGCACATTCCCACCCAACTGGAGACTCCCGGCGTGGGAGGCACGTTCTTCGTGAACGCCTGCCTATCCGGCAACGGGAACACCACCGAGGACCCGAAGAAGATCACCTGCAAGAAGTGCAAGTCGATCTACGCGTTCCCGCACACGCCCGAACTGACGGCCGCGAAACTGTACAGCACCATCATCGCTGAGCAGACTCTCGGTCGAGAGGAGGACTTCACCTGCGAGGTCAAGTGCAACGGGTGCGACTACGACCTGGACGTGTTCGGCTGGATCGACGAGATTCGGACCAGCGATCTGATCGCGCGCACGCTCCACTTCCTGGAGCACATCGCGCACGAGCATGCCTGGGGGACGGAGGTCCTGATCCGCCGGGACTACACGCCGTTCTCGGTGTACGAACTCAACTACGGCATGGGCAAGCCCTCTCAGACCCAGCACGAGGAGGCGTGGCGAGAGCGCATGGAACTGGTGGATCGCCGTGTCTGACCCACGTAGGCTCCGAGTGGCGAGCCTGTACTGCGCGCGGTGCGGAGTAGCGGTGACCTACCCGAGTGCGATGGAGATTGTGGTGTTCCGGCGCACGCACCTGATCCCTGGTGCGACGCATCGGTCGGACATCGGGAGGGCGGGTTTCGATGCTCGCCTTCCCGAGCCCCCGTCCGGCGAGTCCCCGTAGGATTTGACAACGCCCCCCTAGTATGGTATACTAGTAGTAAGAGGTTGAGGACTGTGAAGGTCCTCCCTCGAAGCCAGAAAAAGTAGGACTTTCTGTGCGGTTCATGCTCGGTGGTTCAGGGAGTCCACCGAGCATGGATCGGGCAGTTCAGCCCAACTGAGAGAGAGAGAAAGAGCATGACCGATACGAAGAACAACACCGCTCCCGCTGGCTGGTATCCGGAGGCGAACCAGCCTGGACACGAGCGGTACTGGACCGGCACCGAGTGGGGCACCGCGACCCGACAGATCGGTGCGATCCCCTCGCGCGTGGCCGGATGGTATCCGGACGCGGTGAACCCCGGCCAGGAGCGGTACTGGAACGGCGAGCGCTGGGAGGACGCGATGCGTCTGGCCCCGAGCACCGCTCTGCGCGCGGACGGCAAGAAGAGGCGAACGTGGCCGTGGTGGGTGCTTGGTGGCATCGCCGCGTTCATCGTCGTCCTCGTCATCATCGTGAGCGCGGCCAGCGCCGGGTCCGGCGAGAAAGTACAACTTTCTGACGATCCGGACACAGTGCAGGGCGGACCTTCCTGGGAGGACGAGGAGGAGCCCATCGAGGAGCCGGTCGAGGAGCCCGCGCCACCGGTGGCGAAGGAGGGTTCCCTGGAGAACCCCTGGCCGCTCGGACACGTGATGACCATCAAGAACCTGACCCTGAACCTCGACCAGTACACGGTCCAGGCGACGGTGCTCAACTCGGATGCCGCAGTCGCGCTGATCGAAGCGAACATGTTCAACGATGGTGCCCCGGCCGGGATGAAGTACGTGCTGATGCAGTACACGATCACCGGACTGTCTGAGGACAAGCCGATCACGCCCGGCGTCGAGGCGTACAACTGGAACCTCGCTGACCAGAATGGTTCGCTCTACCAGCAGGCGTTCGTGGTGACGCCCGGCGAGAGCATCAGCGGAGCGCCGGACCTGTACGCCGGTCAGTCCTTCGTCGGACAGGCCGCGTACCTGGTGCCGATCGACACGACCGCGCTGTACTTCTCTGCCTACGGTGGGTTCGTCGCGATCTGACCCGCGCGGCTCTTCTCCTGCGACCCGAACGCAGGAGGAGGGTCGGGCAGTTCAGCCCGTTCAGAGAGAGGACCCATCATGGCGAAGGACGACAACAAGCAGGGCTCGGGCAACATCCCCGACGAGCGACTGCACCAGCACTCCGGCGCGGACAACGCGTACGGCGGGTACGAGAAGGTCAACCACGGCAACGGCTCGTTCAGCATGCGGCCGACCAACGACGACTGACCCGTGCGGATCGCGCTCGCCCTACCACCCATCCCCAGGGGCGAGCGCGGTTCGGGCAGTTCAGCCCGACAGAAAGTCGGACTTTTCGGAGTCCGGAGAGAAGAGAAAGAAGGAACAGCATGGCCAAGGAAGGGACGGTGGCAGTGGTCGCCACCATGCCGATGTGCGACATCTGCAAGTTGAACGGCGATGACACGGTGCCCGCACAGTACGACGGCGCAACGAAGTCCGGTTCATGGGCGAACATGTGCGTCACGCACTTCACCCTGCACGGCGTCGGCCTCGGCGTCGGCAAGGGGCAGAAGTTGGTGCTCGAAGCGGACACCTACCGAGAGAACCCGATGAGGCAGGGCTTCGACTGTGCCCTGCACGGCAGGAAGCACCCGCTGGTCGCGGCGTGGGACTGCTACGACGACCTGCTGGCACAAGCGATCGCGGAGGCCAACGCATGAACGCGCAGAGAGAGGACAGGAAGGCAACCCTCCTCTACAACGACGACCTCTGGGACAGCATCCGGGCGCTCATCTACCTGCACCCCGACGCCGAGGGCGGGCGAGCCGGAGACGAGTATGTCTCCGGGACCGACGACTTCGGCATCCACATCACCATCTCCCGCGACGAGGGGAAGCATCGCTACCTCGTGCGGATGACGCTGAACCCCAGCCTCGACGCCTACCTGGTCGGCCGGGGTGAGGCGTTCGTGCTGATGGTGACCGCGACCTACGCCACCATGCGGTTGGCCGTGAAGGCACGCGAATGAACGTCCGTGAGATAGCCGCGGTCGCTGTTGTGTGCGTGCTGGCCGCGCTGTTCACGCTCGCGGCAGTGTTCATGCTGTCCGAGCCCGACCGCTTCGTCTCAGCGCCGCACAGCGTCGTCGGGAGCGAGTGATGCACGAGGTTGACGACGCCGAGCACGCGCTCGTCGTCGGCATGGTGCATGGAGTCCTGCTCTCACACGGCCTCGACATCGAGCCCGAATTCGACGAGCAGGGCAACTACCTTGCCTCGATCGAACTCATCATGCCGGAACCCGCGCTCGGGACGCGGGTCCGGCTCATCGTCGAGCGAATGGAGCAGTGATGGACGAGAAAGTAGAACTTTCTGCCGAGACCATGATCAAGTTCACGCCACCGCGATGCTCCGGCTGTGGTGGTGAGACCGTCGTGGCGCTGACCCGTGCAGAGTACAAGCGCCTGGTCGACACCGTGCGGATGGAGCCGGAGACCCGGCGCGATGAGTTTGACGTGTACCAGGCGGCGATGCCTGACCGGGACCCCGAGTTCGTGGAACTCGTGAGAAGCGGCACCCATCGCCGTTGCCTGGATGCCCTGACGAAAGGAGGAACAACCGATGAGGCACTTGCCTAACGCAGAGCCCAAGGTCGCGGCACTGGTCGATCACCTGGTCCGACGCGAGCACAACGGCCCGGCCATGCAGTGGTTGGGCCGGATTCGTGCCGCCTATGAGTCGCGTCCTCAACACCCCGGCGGCATGTCCGGCTGGGCCAATGACAATGACACGCACGAAGTCGAGACCATGAGGGCCGACTTCGACGAGCGTGATCTGTTGGCTAACATCGGGTTCACGGGACCACGCACGATGCGGTGGAATCCGTTCGGCATACAGTTCGATGACCCGATGCACAGCACCCGCAAGTTCAGCGGGGTTTATACGCTGGCGGCGTCCGACGCAACCTACATAGGGTTCGTGAAGGACTTCGGCCAGATCATCGTCTACCACACGGTATGACGATCAAGGAGGAAGTTGACTTGTCCTTCCTCCGGGGGTCCCGGCAATCCGTTAGATGACTACTGACTGATTACTTCCCCAGAGTGTTCGCTCGGGACCCCACCCATTCTTTGTTCGACCCCGGCGTGAGAGAGCGCTGGTCCCGAACCCTCGTCAATGGCGACGAGGACTGATCCCCCTGGGCGGCACTCTCTCTCTCGCCGTCCAGGGGGTTTTCGCGTTCCCACAGAAAGGATGAATGATGAGCATGTTCAACCTGGCTATCGGCACGAGTGGCTACCCACCCATGCTGATGGGCATACCCGGCCTCCATCCCACGATGATCGGCCGTTACCGTGACCACTGGCTGGAGCGGAACGGCGACAGTGAGGACTCCCTGATCCTGGCCCTCTACACACGCAACGGTGGCGGCAACCGCGAGGAGTACGCCGAGCAACTGGACGAGATGCACAGCCTGCCCTCGTTCATCAGTGATGCCGACGATGAGTTCGACTCGACGTACTGCACGCTTCGGTTCCTGTTCACCAGGGAGCAGGCGATCACGTGGCTGGACGCGCATCGCAGGGAGGATGTCGAGCAGACCATCGAGCCCGAGGAAGCGTGGGATGACCTGTTGGGTGTGGCCGAGCCCCTCCCTCGGGACATGTCCCTGATCTGGCGGGCGATCCTGCAAACCATGGAAGGAGGAGTGAACAACGACGAGTAGAAAGTTCTACTTTCTGACGACCACGACGAGGAGACATGAAGATACGACTGACCAAACTGCACGAGCCCGGCAAGAACTACATGATCCGGGTATGCATGACCACCGCGGAGGCGATCACCACGGTGCCGACCTCGGTGATCAAGAACTGCATGGAGTGCGACACACCCGTGTGGTACGACGAGGCGCAGGTGGTCCCCTCACCGCCCTCGGACTATGACGTAGAGCCGGAAGAAATCCTGCTCTGCCTGACCTGCACCGCTATCCATGGTGCACTCGATGACGAACCAATGATCTGGCTGACAGAGGAGCAATGAACATGACCACTACACCAATCCCCGTAACCCCCGAGGTCACGATCTTCGACGAGTGCGGCACCGCGGACGACACCTGGGAGGGTGTGCCGATGGAAGGCATCGAGTCCTACCGACAGTTCGCGGACGTGACGGATGCCACCGTGGTGCTCGCCATACCTGGTCCGGGCTACGTGCTCGCGATCCCGGAGGGCAGTCCGTGGCAGTACGACCCGCACGCCAACTCGGCATCCCTGGTGATCGAGTTCACCGACGTGCCGTGCGAGACCGGCGTAGTCATCCCCGAAGAACCGATCACTGTCCTGCCTGCCACGGGTGCCGACCCGTTCCTGCCGGTGGTCATCGGCATCGCTCTGCTCATTGCCGGGATCACGGCCGGGGTTGGGGCGAGGATTCGAGGACTGCGGCGATGAGCGTGACCGAGAGGGACGTGATTCAGGAGGCGCTCCAGCGCCAACTCGATGCGGACGTGGCGATCGACGTGTGGGACGAGCCTCCGAACCTGGCGCTGATCGTTCGGGAGGGCGATGGTCCACCCCGGTTCGCCCCCATGCCGATCGACGAAGAGACGTGGGGCGTGGCGGAACCGCATCGCGTGATGCGTGCCGCCGCGGCCGCCGCGCGAACGGTGCACGAACGCACCGGATGGACCCCGTTCGAGCCCGGTCAGGAACTCCTCGGTGTGGCGTTCTTCACCGAGGGATACGGCCTCACCCAGAACGACAAGGAGTCGGCCGCCATTATCCAGGCGTGGATGCGCGACGGCCACCGGCTGTCGGAGCACCCGCTCAGCATCGAAGTCAAGTTGGTCACCGCCGTACTCGCGGACGACCTGCCCATCATGCTGATGCACGGTCGGGGCGGCACGCCCCTACCGAGTAGCGACATGGGTGAGGTTGAAGGACGAGTACCCGAGGCCCTGACGTTCGTGCTGACGGTGTTCTTGGAACTGGTGCCGAGTGGATAGGGAAGCAACTTGATATGGCTCTCCTAGTATGGTATACTAGTATGGAGAGGTTGAAGCGGAGTCCAGATCAGGACCCCCCGGCCTCGGAAAAGTACAACTTTTCAGCCTTCGAGAGAAAGGTGTCCGGCGTGCACATGCATACCACTGGACTATTCCCCAGCCAGTTCGATCCGACCATAGATGCGGTGCTCGCCACCGTTCAGGCGCTCGGCACTACACCAACAGAACTGGAGGCTGATCAGGAGTTTCTCCTCGATGTCATGAACCTGATCGCGGTGACGGATCCAAGTGTGATGCCACTGGAATCGACGATCGAGTTTCTGGATGTCGCGTACATCGGCCTTGTCTATCACCGGCACATGCCCTTCCTTGACGATGAGACCGGCGAGATGCGCAGGGTGACAGATGACCCGATGGAGTACATCGCCACTCTGTCTGCGCTCTCGATCGGTCTGATTCGGGAGCAAGGCTTGCCGCCGGAGGCGTTGGTCGACCTCACCAGTGAGGCCGCGGCATTCACGTTGCCTCATCTGCGACGGCCGGGGACTCTCGACATGGACGGTACGAAACTGCACCGCGACATGCTCGCGATGGTCCTGATCGGCCTCATCGTGCATCGCTTCCTCCCCACCACCGACCACCACCCCCGAAAGGACACGCCGCATGCCAATGAGTGAAGCCCTCCTGAAAGTAGAACTTTCTCCGTCGAACGGACAGATGTTCGGCACCTTCACCGAAGGTCAACCGATAGCCGAGGCGATCGGCATGGTCGTCGGCATTCAGATCGACGGCAAGGAGGGCGAGCGCATCCGCCGGTACGGGTTGATCGCCGGGGCGCACGACAACCTGCTGAACATCGACAACAAGCAGGTCCAGTCCGAGCAGGTGATGGACACCACCATATTCTTCGTCGACGCACCCGAGTTGACGATCAAATGGC